ATTTTGTATCTGAGGATGTATAGCACTCCAATCTTTGATCCATCCACTACTATCATGTGGACTACACATAACACACGCCAGTTGACACTTGGTGCCAAAACGTAAATCAATATATGCTAGTTGTGGAGGAACTTCTCCGTTTTCTTGTGTGTTTTGTAACAGACTTTCAAGGTCAACTCTTTGCATCCAATATGCAGTTTCCCATTGACGTTTACTGCGATGTCCTGCAGCTTCTTCTTTGTAACACTTTACACAACTGGGAGGTTGTTCACCATTGAGCATTTGCTTGCGAACGTTCTTCATGTATATACTGTTCCACGAGCTTTGAAAATCAGTTATGTTTAAATTGTTAGGACGACCTAGATCGTCTTTGAGTACACCCACCATGCCGCCGTGTTCTTTGTCATTGGTAGGACCAACACTGCTGGCATTAGCAGTACAGCATACTCGCATACTGCCATCTGGTCTAGTACTTAGGTGTACCCATGGAAGGATACAAAATGTGTCACTGGGTAACTCAGTCATTGTGTGATCTCATAAAAGTTTGGAATAATATCTAAGATATTTTGTCCTCTGTGTTGGTCTAGTTGTTTTGTGTACTTGTGTAATTTTACAGCAAGTTCGGGTAAAACTGTGTCATTGTACCAGTAACGCCACGAATTGTTTTGTTTATCAAAGCCTAATACTTCAATGTAAAGTGCAATATTAACAATTCTTTTTTTAAGTTTATCTAACTCTCTCCAATGATCTTGTACAGTTTGTGTTTGTGTATGGATAGTGTCTATTAAACTGTCTAAATATTCTGTCACTGGTTGATATACGTCTGTGTACCATGTGTACTTAGCAGATTTATTCAATTGTTTTGCTGACAAATAATCGGGATCATACAATAGATCATAAGATAGTGTAAATCTACTGCCCAGCTGTTCTTGGATCCATTTATCTGTATACCATCGTGTTAAGCGATCAATGTGCATTATATTGTATATTTGTATTACTGGAGTTAAATTTAGTTGTACATTTTTAATAGCAAGTAATCTATCAATATTACGTTCAATTGTTGCCCAGTCACTGGGATATCTAATATAATTGTTTACTGTGTCAATGCCATCTATACTGCCGTTTATTTCTACACTGTCAAACTTGTGCATCAACTCTAAAAATCTCTGTTGTATATTAGTAAGATTACTGGTTAGTTTTAATCTAATGTTTTTGGCCAAATCGTTTTGTACAAGTTTATCAACAAGTTCGTACATTTCATCGTGCAGTGTGGGTTCGCCTCCTACAAATGTAATCTCTTCAATTTCTGCAATGCCATCATTGATACTGCTCCACAGTTTAGCAGTATCCCACTCAGCAACATCATAGTGCTTGTAGTGTGTATCAAGTCCCAAGGATGCAAATTGTTTTTGCTCTCGAACTATCTGACTGCTAAAGTGAGGCCAGCACATGCGACATTTTAAGTTACACAAATTGCTTAGTCTGATATCATAGTAGCGTATGCGTGGATTTTCTACAAGTTCTTGCACAGGTTCAGATAATTTATTTTCTTTGTGTAGCCATTTCTGATTTTCTTTGCGGCGCTTACTGGGTAATTCATTGCGATGATTGTTGTGCCACTCACTGTAAAAAGTTTCTTCCTCACGCCAACACACACTGCATTCTGGCAATTGTTGATCTTGTTCCCATACTTTGTGTCTTATTTCACGGTAATGATTGCTGTTCCATATTTCATCTATACTGTGAGTGTTAACATTATAGGGCACACCATTGTCATCTAGTATAACATCGTGCTTGCTTACTTTGCAACACAAGCGACAGGTGCCTTCTGTTGTGGTTGCTAAATGTATAAAAGGGAGAATACAAAAGTTCTTGTGCATGTGTATATTTATTAACTACGTAGTTTACAGATAAATACACACATGCAACATCCAAGTTATTGTAGCTTTCCTTTTGAAAGTATTGCACCCAAAAGTTGGTTAGATGGAAAACCTCATCGTGTTACACCTTGTTGTAATATGAAAAACGATGACAACGATCCAATGGGTGTACAGCCTTTGATTGATCAAGGAGCTAGTTTGCATGATATCTTCAAGAGTGTTCAATTCAATGAATTACGCAAAGACTTACTAAGTGGCATACAAAATCCTGCATGTGAGTATTGTTGGAGAATGGAAGAACGCACAGGACAAAGTCCACGCACAACTGCTATTGAACCACTAACATTGAGTCGTGTACAAACTACACCCAAACTCAAAAAGATAGACACTATGATAGACGAAAGTTGCAATTTACGTTGTAGAATGTGTACGCCCAGTGTGAGCAACAGCCTAAGGCAAGATTATAATCGTGTATTAGAACTAGACTTGCCCTTGCCTGAATACTATACAACAAAACAATCGCAAAGTCAAGCAGACGTTCACGGCACAAAAACTTTTTTTGCGCCCAATCAACAATATATAGATGAAATAATTGAGCTTTCAGACACAATACATGAACTGAAAGTTACCGGAGGCGAACCAACAACCAGCGGTGCTTTTTGGTATATTGTAAACAATATACAAAATCCTGAGAATCTAAAGATTCATTTAACAACAAATGCAACTAAATTTAATCATTTATTTTTAGACAGCATGGCAATGTTTGGTGAACGTCACTTTACTCTCAGCATAGACGGCACTCGTAGTACATATGAATATATCAGACATCCAGCACAGTGGCGCCGAATTGAAAACAACATAGAACAACTGTGTTCTACTCAACCTGCAGACACAACACAAATACATATCTGTACTGTGTTGAGTGTGTACAACATGTTAAACATACGCAATTTAGTAGACTGGATACAGCAACACAACTGGGATAGCAAACACAAGATCACATGGAAATGTATTCCTGATCCGCATCCTGTGGACAGTTGCCTGGACGTTAAATGGGCCAGTGAACAGTTACTGGATATAGCATTTCAAAACATGAATGCTGTTGAACTCACTGAAGAAACCAAAAGCGGTGTACTAAAAACTGCAAAGTATTTGGAATGGTGTATGAATCAAAAACATGATCCTGACAAACTGCAAGAGCGTAGAGCTCGACTAAAGCAAGACACACTAACATTGGATATTGTTAGACAACAAAACTATGATGAAATGTTAAATCCACAAGTAGCAGACTTTATTCTACATATTTGATTTCGTTTTGATATGCACGATTTTTGGCACAAGTCCTTATACAACGACTTATGTGCAAATTATGTCTTGGATCAAAACTATCACTGAGTGTTTGTGCATAGTAATCAGTTGCAAGTATTTGATCAATTGAATGTGTGTTTAAATCATTCCAACCCTTAGGAAACACACTGTACTTGTCATTGATACCTTCTTTATTTTTAAAACTACTGTCCCATAAAAAACAACAGGGCCATAGTGTACTGTTAGCGGCTACAAATATTTCTTTATCATGATAAAATTTACAACTTATACTGTCCACAATTGATTCAATTTCTTCTTGACTTTTGTTTTCTTGTTGTATAAACTTATCTAATTGTTTTACTACTTTTACTTTACTGTGTTCTTTTGCGCCAGTGGTTGTTATAGTCTTTTCTACTTTAGCATTCTTTTTGCCAATTTGTGCAACCCAGTCGTGATAACTATTACGCATTCCAGTACGAGTGGCAAACTTAAAATTCATACTCTCTGCTAACTCACGAGCTTGTTCTAGTTCGTGTTCATTATGATCAAACACAATGTATATCCAAGTTGCTTGACCACCAGCGTCAGCATATGCTTGCATATTACGTTTAATAATTTTATAATTGGTGTTTACACGATATATGTGATTTGTTTCTGTACCATCAACACAGAAGTGTACATCAACTCCTAGCTGTGCTAGTCGTGCCCACCAGTCTGCGCTGTTGCGTCCGCCGTTGGTACTGTACTGTATATACGCTCCATGTTCAACTAAATGTTGTGTAATTTCTAAACATTCAGGATTGACAATTGGATCTCCCAATACTCCGCAAAACTTAAAACGTTTACCTGCAATATGCCTGCGGTCAGGAAACCAAGTTTTAATTTGTTCTAGTGTTAGGTTTTGTGGTTTTAATATATCTAAGTTTTGTGTTCTAGCACAGCCTGGACATGCGGCATTACAATCGCTGCTTATTTCTAATTCAATTCGTTCAATTGTATCTATATCAATTAAGTACATACATTATTTATGATAAATACTGGTATGAAAAACAAGCATGAACGTCATAATGATGTTATCCAAGAATTCAATCTCCCAAATTTTTGTGCAAGTCCTTGGAACAGTTTTCACGAAGGGCCACAAGGATTAGTCAGTACTTGCTGTAAAACTAGGCAACCAATTGGCTGGAGTAACAAACAAACCTATGAAGAAATGTACAACAGTGATCATGCCAAAGACGTTAGGGCAGCTTTTTTGCGTGGTGAAAGACATTCACAGTGTGAAGCCTGCTGGATACAAGAAGTAAACGGAGAGCCTAGTTTAAACAGAGTTCATGGAAATGCTATGAGTGATATGGATAACTTGCGTGAACTTGTTGCTAATACAGATGCAGACGGAACACTGCACGTACAAAAACCTGAATGGCTAGACCTGTTGTGGACATCAAAGTGTAATTTTGCTTGTTTGGGTTGTGGTCCTGATCTTAGCAGTACAATCAACAACAAATATAGAAAAGAATTTGCTATTCTAAATAATAAATCAGCAGATGAATATTATCCTCACATGACCAATTGGGATAACATGGGCAAACACAAAGTGGATTATGTGCTTAAACATGCAGACACTATTCGCAGCATACACCTAAATGGCGGAGAGCCGTGGATGCAACAAGAAACCTATGAACTATTAGAAGAACTACTCAAACGTGGGTTGCACAAAACTATACAAGTGTGGAGTCATACAAACGGTAGTATTACAAAAAGTTATAAAGGTGTTGACATCATCGACGAGTATCTTGTACATTGGGGAGAAAACTGCAAAGTTACTATGAGCAATGATGGGTTTGGCGCAGTGGGAGAATATACTCGTTACGGATACAAAGATAAAAAATGGTTAGAAACATATCGTAAAGTAAGAGAATCAGGTGTAGAACTTACAATACAAACTTGTTGGAATATGTTTAACGCACCCAACATCGATGAACTAGGTGCTTGGTACATTGACAATTGTCCAGGTACGCAATATGAGCCGCCTTATGATGTACCAGACGGTAGTTTAACTATATGGACAAACACAACAACTCAACCTTGTATGATAAACTATGTACCTGAGCTACAGCAACAAGGGTTACAAGCACTCAAACGTTTGCAAAAATCTAAGAATCATCCATACAGTTGGCGAGAAAATATACAGCGATGGATCAATTGGTTAAATCAAGACTTGGAAGAATACAGTGTAGATTATAAAAATTTACTTGCATGGCGTCGAGGAATAGCGGCATTGGACATTGCTCGCGGCACTGATTTGTGTACTAGTGTTCCACTGTTAAAGCCATTGTATGAACTTGCTACTCAAATTGAGCAGCAAACGGATCAAACTCACTGCCACACTTCATAGCACACACACCAAGTTTACCATTGGCAACACTGTCTTTTTGCCAACTCTCAGTTATGCTTTCTAATATACCGCTGTCAAACACACTTTCTAATCCATGCAATCTAGCATCAATGGCTAATTTACCACCTGCACGTTCAATGTGTTCCCATATTTGTTCTACACGATAATCTTTGTGCCACCACTTGTACATGCGTCCAGCAGTCCAACAACATGGCATTAACAAGCCTTCTGCTGTAATAAAGATTTCTTTTTTACTAATAGCTTTGCAATTGATACTGCAACTGTCGTAGTAGTCTATCATACTTCCGTATGTTTTTTCTATTTCTTTTTGTTTTAGTAGTGCAAGATTCTGATGTTGTTCAAGCATGGGTTTTGCTATCAATTGTGTTTGCTCACCTTTGCGATTCTGTGCTTGGTGTTGATCTTTGGCTTTGCTGGTTGCTGTAAAGAAACGTGCGCTTTTTTTCTTTTGAAAACGTTCAACACCCCAATCATCTGCCAGCTTTTGTGCTTGTTCTACTTGGTGTTCGTTGTGTCCAAAAATAATATAATCCCAACGGGCTCTACCTCCGGCACTAATAAAAGCCCGCATGTTTCGTTCCACGTTGTCCCACACCACATTCTGTCTATAAAGATGATTAGTGTCACTAAGGCCATCAACGCTAAAGATAACACAGCCATGACGACCAATAATTCCTGCCAGTTCAATCCACCAATTCGCATCTTTTGCTCCTGCGTTTGTGTTCATGCTTAACCACATCTTAGGGTTATGCTGTCTAAAGTAACGGAATATTTCCAGTGTGTCTCTTGCAACAATAGGATCGCCCAAGTTACCACACATGTACATTGTGTCTAATTGTTGTATAAAATCTGTTGTAAAGATACGTTTACATTCATCTAAACTTAGTTCACTGTTGTCTATCCAACGATTATCCACACCGCCGTTTTCATTGCGATCACACATAGGACACGCCGCTTGACAGCGTTGTGTAACTTCCAAATGAACTTGTTTTATATCTTTGTAAACATACATGGTTTAATATATCTATCTAATAGTATTCTATTGCCTGGGGCATCTAAATGAAGACCTGTGTCAACACAATAGTCTTCCATTTGTTTCCAATCTCTGTGCGCTATAAAGTCTAAATGACTGTTGTCAGCCTCTGGTGCATCTACATGACTATATATCACATGAGGGACACCAGCTCTTTCACACAATAACTTACAGTGTCTTTGTATAGCTTCTGTGTGTAGTGTTTCATTTATTTTGCTGATGTCTACTAGATGTAATAAATTATCTTGATATGTTTTTTTAAATTTGCCTTTTTTGTTTAGCATTCCTGGATGTGCTAAACAAAAACCGTTATCGTTAAAATTAAAATCGTGTGAGTTTAGATAAGGTATTTCTTTGTAATCTAAATCTTGTATTTGGCTATGATGACTGCGTCTGAGTTTATCAGGATGGGTATGATTGCTTATGGTTTCAAAATCTCTAGCAAATGTTTGTCTCAACGGTCTAGTAAACTGTATTATCATAATTTGTTTTTCATCACGAAAATCTCTGAGTACTCTTTCACACTGTGCTAGTATCATATTGTTGCTGTTGCCATTCATTGACCAGTTGCGTATTCTATATTGTTTTCCTAAATCCGCTTGCAACATTTCTGGCCAACTCAAGGTCTGATTGTCCACAAACGTGTATGTACTGTTGTTACAGCCATTGCGACTCCAACTGCATCCTAGCACATGAATAACAGGAACCAACTCAGTCATCTAATATTAACTCAACTTGCACACCCGGCCCTGTTTCACTAGGCAATCCGCCGTATTTGTTTACGTACCATTCAATTACTACACGGTACCAGTTGTGACTGTTGTGGTGTGCTTGTTTGTTGAATTGATATATGTTGTCATTTGTAGCTGCCATCGTGCTGATTGCTCTAGCACTTTCTGTTTGCAACTGCCTTAGTGTAAGATCATTTATATCCAATTCTCATATACCTTGTGTAATTGTCAAATTTCATTTGACCTGCATATAATAGTTCACGCATAGGAGTTAATTCTGCAAATTGACTAATATTGTTAACACACCCAAGGTGTTCTTTAATAGCTTTGTAGTTGTTGCTTTGTACCACAACTAACTTGCCTTTGGGTATACTGCGCCACCATATGCTTAACTCGTTATGATTAAAATGTTCGCAACTGGTGTTAATCACAGTGTCTGGCCAATCAACCAACGGACATTCGGTGCCATCACTGCGTAATGTATTGTAGCTGTGTTCTACATAATCTATGTCTAATATATCTTGTGTAACTGCTTTGTATTTCCAATCTTGCATTAGATATTTTTTATTGAATATTTCTGCAATAGCCGCACAACCGGGATCCATATCAAAGCTGCGTATTTTATCAATACTGCAATTGCTTTCAAACAACATTGTAGCAAGTGTAGCATACCATCCTGCACACAAGAATACTGTGCCTAAATCTACTTTTGTTTTTTCTAATTCTTCAACTAGCCACATTTTACTTTGAAGTTGACCTCTGCTAAAACAGTCTGTATCCCAATCCATCTGTTCTGTAATTAATTTTTTCAAAGGCTGATTGAATGCACTGTCTGTTACTGTGTTAAGGTATTCGAATGTTGCATACATATTTTGGTGCAGTACAATTTTTTTAATTTGATCACTGTTGTCTAATAATTTAAACAAACTCCAGATGTTTTTATCAATAACTGCTTTGCGTAGATCCTCATATTCTTCTTGAGGTAGTAATCTAAAAAGAGCTTTAATATCGTGATTGATAGTGGCTTTGCGCAAGTCTTCAAATTCAGACGGTAGCATTCTAAAAATGCTGTGTAAATTCTGTTCTACTACAGCCTTGCGGAAATCTTCTACTGTGCCAACTACTTTGATATCTTCTGTCAATCTAAAAATACTGTGAATATTTTTTTCTAATACCACACGTCTGAGATCATCAAACTGTTCAGGCAACAATCTAAATATACTGTGTATGTTTTCGTTCACAACTGCTTTGCGCAATTCATCATTGCGACACAATCTAAATACACTGCTTACATCTTGATCAACAACTGCTCTGCGCAAGTCGCTGATACAGTTATTATCTGGAAACAGTATTTCATATCTATCCAGAAGTTCTTTTAATTGCATTTAGGTTATAGTAACTCCATACTCTGGTAAACTATAATCATGATCTTCTAGTGTATCATTGAATGTTTGTTTGAGCCAATCAAAGTCATTTATTTTTTTAAGTATTCGTTCATTGTTTTTGTAGTGTTCGCCAAAGTCTCTGCCTTGCTTTGCTCCCATCAAACAAAACTCTCCATAAGGCTTGTTACTGCCTCTGGTACACCATATGTCCAGTCTGTATTCGTTGTCTCTGTTATCGCCATTGCTGATTGCACTGCTGGACAACTTGGTACACTCTCTGAACGCACTTTTCCATGTGTTAAAAGGATCTGTGTTAAATGCAGTGATGTTGCTTACCTGCATCTTTGGCACAAACGTACAGCCCAAACTGGTGGTCATGTCAACGTCCCAGTGTTTGGCTGCTAGAGTTGCTTTGCGTGGAAACAATTTTACGCCGCCGTATCCATATATAAGATCATTGATAGGATTGCTACTGCGCCATGTGTACACACATTCTGTTTGTGCTACATGTCCATATTCTAATTTTGTGTTGTCAGGTCTAAACTTAAAGTTAAACTCTTCTTCTATTACTGCATCTGCATCAACTACATAAAAGTTTCCTGTTTCACTGATCTCAGCTGCGGCTTGATGTGCCGCTAGAATACCCTTTACACCCTGTACTCTTTTAGCATGGGGTGCAAACATCTGTAGTATTTCAAAGTTCTCATCAGCAGTTTCTTCATAGTAACTGATCTGTATAACATCTAACATTTAATTCTCATTCGTATATAAATGGATCTTTCTTGCGCATTTCTTCCAAACGCTTTTGACGATCTCTCTTTATTTTATAACAAGTCCACGGATAAGTCAAGAATTCAATTATTCGGGTAAACACACTTGTACTCCTGTTTGTTTGCTGAATTCTAATGCATCAGCTCTTGTATTTACAAGCGGTTTGTTCTTGATGTTGAGACTCGTGTTCAACAGCATAGGACATCCTGTGTCCGCATACCAACGTTCTAATAGTTTGCGTATTCCGTGTGTACTGCCAGCGGGCACTGTTTGTACCCTCGATGTGTTGTCATAGTGTACAACAGCAGGAAATGCATCTGGCTGTTTACATTCAGCAACGTACTGCATAAAGTCTCCTGTTCTGCCTTCAAAGTATTTGTCAGCATGTTCTTGTAGTATTACTGGAGCAAACGGTCTAAACGCTTCTCTGCGTTTGATACTGTTCACAAGGTCCTTAACATCAGTTCCACGGGGATCAGCAAGAATACTACGGTTGCCAAGAGCCCTAGGGCCAAACTCAGCCCTACCAGCTGCCACGGCTGTAATTTTTCTAGTATGTAATTGTCTAAGAATTTCATCAACTGGATATTCTCCTTCGATATTGTGACCAAGATATGCATGGTCCATGTACATGAATTGTTTTCGATGTGCTAATACACATCCTATTGCACTGCCAGCATCACCTGGATTAGCAGGCACATGTACATTTTTAAAAAATAAACCTGCTAGTGGATTGGCTACACAATTGAGCGCACATCCTCCTACAAGTATTATGTTATCGTACTTACCATCTGTTTTAAAGTAAGCACTGCGACACAGTTCTACAAATATTTCTTCGTATATACGTTGAGTTGCTGCGGCAATATCTGCATAGTCTTGTGGTGTGTTTAGTTCAGGTCTC